GTCAAGAAAAGTTTACCCAAAAATCGCCTGACGATGGTACGGTTGAAATCGCAGGCGGTGGGCACTTTGCTCAAGTTCTAGATCAAGACGGAAGAGATAGAAACGAGAATGATCTCGTAAGAAGATATCGAGATATTGCACAACAACCAGAGTGTGATAGTGCAATTGAAGATATCATGAACGAGGCAATCGTTGCTAACGAAAGAGATCAATCAGTATCAATCATAACTGATAACTTACCACACACAAAAAGAATTAAAGATAGAATTAGAGAAGAGTTTGATAGTATTTTAAAACTATTAGACTTTGATACAAAAGGACCAGATATTTTCAGACGTTGGTATGTGGATGGTAGAATATATTATCATAAAGTAATTGACACTAAAAATCCTAGAATGGGTATTCAAGAAGTTAGATATATTGACCCAAGACAAATAAAAAAAGTAAGAGAGATTAAAAAACAACCTAAAGCAGTAGGACCAGATGTAATTAAAAAACAACAAGAGTATTATATTTACAACGCAAAAGGTAATTATACTGGCACTGGTTCAAATAATATGATTGGTGTAAGATTATCACCAGACTCAGTAACTTACTGTCCATCTGGTTTAATTGATGCAAATAAAAATATGGTTTTATCATATTTGCATAAAGCAATTAAACCTGTCAATCAATTAAGAATGATTGAAGACAGTCTTGTTATTTACAGAATATCAAGAGCGCCAGAAAGAAGAATTTTTTATATCGATGTAGGTAACTTACCAAAAGTAAAAGCAGAGCAATACTTAAAAGATGTGATGCAAAGATATCGAAACAAATTAGTTTACGATGCAAAGACAGGTGAGATAAGAGACGATAGAAATCACATGTCAATGTTAGAAGATTTTTGGTTACCAAGAAGAGAAGGTGGTAGAGGTACAGAGATTACAACTTTACCAGGTGGAAGTAATTTAGGTGAGATAGAAGATATAACTTATTTTCAAAGAAAATTATATCGTTCTTTAAATGTTCCTATTTCTAGATTAGAAGCTGAACAAAACTTTTCTTTAGGTAGATCAACAGAAATTACAAGAGATGAATTAAAGTTCACTAAGTTTGTACAAAAAATTAGAAAAAAATTCACGCCACTATTTAATGACATGCTTAAAACTCAGTTAGTTTTAAAAGGTGTTATTAATGTAGAAGAGTGGCCAGATATGAGAGAACATATTAGTTATGATTTCTTACAAGATAATAACTTTGCAGAATTAAAAAATGCAGAATTATTAAGAGAGAAGATAGATCAACTTGGTGCAATAGAGGGATTTGTAGGAACATTCTTTAGTAAGAAATGGGTACAACAAAACGTTCTTAAATTTACAGAATTTGAAATAGAAGAAATGAAAAAACAAATTAATATTGAGGCAGGTATACCACCAGAAGAAGGTGGAGTTAATTTACCACCAAACGATGGTGTAACAAATGAACCATTACAGGGTGTAGAACAACCACCTCAAGAACAACCACCAGAAGATGATATAGGAGATGAACAAGATGTCTAGTGATAAAATAGTTGACGCATTAGTTAACAACTCAAATTTAGATGCTGAAGATGCATTTAAAGAAACTATGAAAGATAAAGTAGCGATGGCGATTGATGATAAAAAACAAGAAATTGCTAAAGGATTTGTAAGAGATCACATACCTGAAACAGAACCAGAAGCGCCTGTTGCTCAAGAAGAAGAATAAAAAAAATGAAATTTGAAGAGTTATATACGTCTACCTTTGAGGCAGATGAACACAAAAGAACTAAAGAATATCGTAAATTATCGCCAAAAATGAAGAAGGCGGTAGACGATATTTTTAAAAAAATGGATGCAAAACCTTCAAATTTCCTAAATACTTTTGAAAAGACAATATCCGATGTCGCCAAGAAGTATAAAGTCAAAGAAAAAGACTTATTACAATATTTCGAAAAAGAGGCAATTGGATTATTAAAGTAAGGAACAAAAATGGCAGTAGTATTACAAACATTGGTAGATTCGGATTTTGAACATGTTGTTAAAATAACAACTACTGGTACAAACTCAGCCGCAACAGTTGTCGATGCATCAGGTTTAGCTGGTCACGACTCAGGTCCAAAACTATCAATTGTTGCGTGTCAATGGTCAGTAAGTTCACAAACAGATATTTTATTTGATGCAACTTCAAATGTCGTTGCATTATCTTTAAATGGTAATGGAGCATTCAATACATCACAATCATTACCAACAATTAAAAACAACGCTGGTTCAGGTGTAACTGGTGATGTTTTATTAACAAACTCAAGCGCATCCGTTGGTTTTATTATTTTAAAACTAAAGAAAACAGACGGATACGATAACTTAGATTAAAGATATGACAAACGCAGTTAAACTAATAACAGAAGCTACGGATTTTTCTCAAAATAATTACCTAATTGAAGAGAAGAATGGTAAGAAAGAGTATAAAATCAAGGGTATCTTTATGCAATCTAACATCAAAAACAGAAACGGAAGAGTATATCCGAAAGAAGTTTTGATGAAAGAGGTTGCAAATTATAACAAAGAATACATCCAAAAGAACCGAGCATTCGGTGAACTTGGTCACCCAGAAGGCCCAACGGTTAATTTAGACAGAGTATCACACATGATAACTGAACTAAAACCAGAGGGTGATAACTTCATAGGAGAAGCAAAGATTATGTCGACTCCAATGGGTGAAATCGTTAAAAACCTTATGGACGAGGGTGCAACTCTCGGTGTATCATCAAGGGGTATGGGAAGTTTAGACCAAAGAGGCGGTGCTAACTATGTGAGAAGCGACTTCAAACTGGCGACAGCTGGTGATATCGTGGCAGACCCGTCTGCTCCAAACGCTTTCGTAGAGGGAATTATGGAAGGTAAAGAGTGGGTATGGGACCATGGTAACTTAGTCGAGGCGCAAGTATATGAGATGAAACAAAGGATTGAAAAAAGAGCTCGATTAAGAGAAGATAAATTGAAGGCACTTGAATTTGCAAAATTCATGAAATTAATGAGTAATTAGTAGTTAAAAGTGTCAAGTTTTATAAATAATAGTACTAAATAAAAAATAAAAGGAGAATGTTCCGATGGCTACAGAAATAGACAAAACCATAGAGGAATTAGAAGCGGAAGTTTTGGCTGAGTTAGAAGAAGCCAACGGTGCTGACGCTCCTAAAAAATCTGCGGTCAAAGCAGAACCTATGGACAAAATCAAGCCAGCCCTAGCAGGTGAAGACAAACCAGAAGATATGGGGAAAGCAGTAGTAGACCCTAAAGATGCTTCTGACCCAGGTAAGGCTGCATCTAAAAAAGCAAAAGAAGTATCTGGTGATGCTCAACAAAGCAAAGAAACTAAACCAGATGCAATGCAAAAAATCAAAGAAGAAGAAGACGAAGATAAAGAAGACGATAAAGAGATGATGAAAGCTCAGAAGAAAAAAATGATGGCTCAAAAAGATAAAGAGATGAAAGAAGAAGAAGATGATGAAGAGTCAGATAAAGATTCTGAGGATGAAAAAGAAGAAGAAATGACTGACGAGCAAATGAGAAAAGAAATGCATAAAGCTATGAAGTCAATGAAAAAAGAAGACATGAAAAATATGTATGCTCAATACATGAAAGACATGAATGGTAAAACAAAAGACGAAATGTACCAAGAAATGTCAAAAGGTATGGAGCAAATGAAAAAAGAGCAAATGAAAAAACTTCATGCTCAAATGATGCCTTCTAAAATGAAAGAAGAAGCTGACGAGAAAACTGAGCAAAGATTGAAATCAGTCGATGTTAAAGAACACGTTGATGCTCTTCTAAATTCTGACGATTCTTTATCAAAAGAGTTTAAAGAAAAAGCTGCTACAATTTTTGAAACTGCTGTTAAGTCTAAAATCAGAGAAGAGATTAAAAGACTTGAAGAAGAGTATCAAGAAGATGTAAGAACTGAAATTGCTGAAACAAGAGAATCATTAACTAACAAAGTTGACAGTTACTTAGATTACGTAACTGGCGAGTGGATGAAAGAAAATGAATTAGCAATTGAAAGAGGCTTAAAAGGCGAAATCGCTGAAGACTTCATATCTGGTCTTAAGCAGTTATTCGAAGATCACTACATCGATGTACCTGCTGAGAAGTATGACGTATTAGAAGCGCAAGCTGATAAAATTTCTAAATTAGAGAAAAAATTAGAAGAAACAATTCAACAAGTAGTTGAAGCGAAGAAATCTGAAGGTTCTCTAATGAAAGAATCTGTTAAGGCTGAGGTTTCTTCAGACTTAACTGAAACAGAGATTGAAAAGTTTGACTCACTAGCTCAAGAAGTAGAATATACTGATAAAGAGTCTTATACTGAAAAGTTAAAGACTATTAAAGAAAACTACTTCCCTAGAAAAGCTTTGAGTGAAACTGCACATGATGAAGTAGAAACTGGCACCGCTGTACAGGCTGACATAGACGGACCGATGGGGGCATATATTTCCGCTATCGGAAAAGCTGTAAAGAGTGCAAACTAATAAATAGTAGAAAATATAAAAGGAGAAACTAATGTTTCAAACACAACATCTACAAGAAAAGTGGCAGCCAGTCCTAGAACATCCCGAATTACCAAAAATCGGTGATGCGTACAGACGAGCTGTTACTACTTTAATCTTGGAAAACCAAGAAAAATCTATGAAAGAAGATAGAGCATTCTTGGGGGAAGCTGCACCTACTAACGCAACTGGTTCAGCTATCGACAATTGGGACCCAATTCTTATTTCTCTAGTTAGAAGAAGTATGCCTAATCTTATCGCATATGATATCTGTGGCGTTCAACCTATGAGTGGACCAACAGGCCTTATCTTTGCAATGAGAGCAAGAGCAACTAACCAAACTGGTAAAGAAGCTTTGGCTGATCCATTAATACCTGATCTATCTAACCAAGACGCTGCTGGTAATACTGGTGGTGGCGACCAATCAGGAACTAACCCAGCTGTACTTAACGATTCACCAAGTGCTGGTACATACTCATTCGTAACTGGTATGACTACAACTCAAGGTGAGACTTTAGGTGATGGTACAGATGAATTCGCAGAAATGGCTTTCTCAATCGAGAAAC